CCTGTCTTTCGTTCCTGTATTTCCCCGAGGACAGCCGTACAGGCCCTACAAGGCCCCTGCAAGGGCCAGGAGAGCCAAGATAAAACCTAATGGCTACCAAACCTAACCAGCCGCGTACTGGGGCAACGCGGCCACGCCTAGAAAACACACCGCTAAAAGGCATAACCCGAGGTGGCGAGGTCGCGCAGCTTGCCGAAGATATCGGCCTGCCTTTATTGCCCTGGCAAAGCTACGTACTTAACGATCTATTGACAATAGATAAAAATAAGCAATTCATACGCAAGACTGCGCTAGTTTTATGTGCCAGGCAGAACGGCAAGAGCCATCTAGCGCGTATGCGGATATTAGGGGGCTTATTCTTATTTAACGAGCGTAACCACGTCATTATCTCTAGTGCTAGGGCTATGGCTTTGACTACCTTTAGAGAGGTGGTAGATGCCATCGAGGCTGCACCCAAGTTACGCGCCCAGCTTAAACAGGTCAAATACACTAACGGCTCTGAGGCCATTATCTTAAAAAGCGGGGCTAGGCTTGATGTCAAAGCGGCTACTCGTGATAGCGCTCGCGGTGCTACGGCCGATTTTCTATTTATTGATGAATTGCGTGAGGTAGATGAGCTAGCCTACAGCGCAGCTTTACCAGTTACGCGAGCAAGGCCTAACGCGCAAACCCTACTAGCAAGTAACAGCGGCGATGCTTTTAGCACTACCTTAAATGACCTACGCGAGCGCTGCCTATCGCACCCGCCTGAGTCTATGGGCTACTACGAGTACAGCGCCCCGCAGTTTGCAGCTTTAACAGATCGTAAGGCCTGGGCTATGGCTAACCCTGCCCTGGGTGTATTGATAACCGAGGCCTCAATAGCTGAGGCCCTAACTACACAAAGCACAGAGCAATTTAGGACAGAAACGCTTTGCCAATGGATAGACAGCTTGCAAAGCCCCTGGCCTCACGGCAGCGTTGAGGATGCTAGCGATATTAACCTCACTATGGCCCCTGGGCCTTTAACAGTCTTTGCCTTTGATGTTAGTCCGAGCAGGCGCGATGCAAGCCTAGTAATGGGTCAGATATTGCCTAATGGCAAGATAGGCGTAGCAGTCCTAGAAACCTACAGCTCGCAGGTGGCAGTAGATGAGTTAGTCATAGCGGCTAGTGTTAAAAAATGGTGCGATATGTATTATCCGCGTGTAGTCTGCTATGACAAGTACACAACGGCCTCGATAGCCCAGCGCTTGCAGATGTCAGGGGTTCAAACCCGCGATGTATCGGGCCAGTCTTTTTATACCGCCTGTTCAGACTTCCACGATGCCCTTACTAATGACAGGTTGCGGCACTCGGGCCAGGATCAGCTCGTACAACAAATGAGCAACTGCGCGGCTAAAACTAACGATAGTAGCTGGCGTATTGTGCGCCGTAAGTCTGCAGGGGCCGTAGATATACCTATCGGTTTAGCTATGGTGATTCACGTACTAGCCCAGCCTGTATCTGAGGCTAAGGTTTACAGTTAGACACGCCGAGCCTGTGTATAACCTTTTACCTGTGGATAACCTATAATTCGCACTATGGGTCTATTACAAACTTTAGGCATAACTAAAAAAGATGTAACCGCCCAATTAGCCCCTGCCATAATGAACCAGGGCTACGGTGCTGGCGTTTATAGTTTTGGTGGTTTATACGGCTCAGGTAATGGCACTCCATTTATGGATCGTTACATAGCTTTGCAAGTACCAGCTGTAGCTAGATGCCGTAATTTAATTGCAGGCGTAATCTCTAGTATAGATTTAGAGTTATACAAAAAATCTACAGGAGCAGAATTAGAAAGCCCGTTATGGTTAGAACAGCCTGATTTACGCCAGCCTAGAAGCGTAACGATAGCTATGAGCGTGGATAGCCTCTTATTTTATGGAATCTGTTACTGGCGCGTAACGTCATTGTATGCCGATGATGGCAGGCCTAGCGGTTTTGAGTGGATAGCTAATACTCGCGTAACAGTTACAACTAACAAAGATGGCAGTCAAGTAGAAAGCTATGCAGTTAATGGTGTAGTAACACCTATGGCTGGTATTGGTAGCCTGGTCACTTTTCAAAGTTTGCTACCTGGCGTACTTGAAACTGGCGCAGGCACAATACAGAGCGCTCGCGATGTTCAAAAAGCGGCAGCTGTTGCAGCGGCTACGCCTATGGCTACAGGATTTATTAAAAATAGCGGCGCTGATTTACCTGAGGCACAAGTTAGCGGCATCCTTGCAGCTTGGAAAGCCGCGAGAGCTTCACGATCAACGGCTTACCTCACTAGCACGCTTGATTATCAGACCGTAGGTTTTAGCCCTAAAGATATGTTGTACACAGAGGCAAGCCAATACCTTGCTACTGAGATAGCGCGTTTAATGAACGTACCTGCATATTACATAAGTGCCGATATGAATAACTCGATGACGTATCAAAATATATTAGATGGCCGTAAAGAGTTTGTAGCATATTCTTTGCAGCCATTTATTAGCGCTATTGAGGATCGTTTATCTATGGATGATATTACAGCGCACGGCAACGTAGTGCGCTTTGCTATAGATGAGAGTTTCTTACGCGCCGATACTACTGCGCGTCTAGCAGCGTTAGAAAAATTACTAACACTTGGTTTAATAGATATACCAACTGCGCAATCTATGGAACAACTAAGCCCTATGGGAATCAAAGAAGGAGCTGTATCTAATGAAATTAACATTTAGCGGCGTAGTACAAGCTGTAGATAGTGGCGAGCGCCGCATTATTGCTGGCAAAATTGCACCCTATGGCGAAATTGGGAATACAAGCGCAGGTAAAGTTATGTTTGCTCCTAATTCCATTACTGCAGCCAATCCCGATAAAATTAAACTTTTAATGAGCCACGATAACTCTAAGCCAGTAGGCCGTATGAAAACTATCAACGCCGCAGAGGATGGCCTATACGCTAGTTTTAAGATTAGCTCTAGCACTCGCGGTAATGATGCAATTTTGCTAGCCCAAGAGGCGTTAATGGATGGCCTTTCCGTCGGGGTAGAAGTGACTGCCTCTGAGCCAAAAGATAACTACCTCTTGGTGACGGCGGCAGTTTTACGCGAGGTTAGCCTGGTCGAATCTGCGGCCTTTACCTCAGCCGCCGTGCAAAGTATTGCTGCAAGCGAAAGCGAAACAGTAGAAGAAAACCAACCAACCCAAACCGAAAGCGAGGCCGCTGTGACTACAGCTCCCGAAACTCCAACCGAGGATAGCACCGAGGCTGCACCTGTAGTAGAGGCAGCACGGCCAATTATCCGATCTAACCCGCTAGATTCCCAGCGAGTACGTACACCTATTGTAAATATGGGCGCATACACAGAGCACAAAATTAAAGCTGCTATGGGTAATGATGACTCACGACTTTATGTGACTGCAGCCGATGACGCGTTTGCCGTTGCTGGCCCAGCGTTTAATCCTGTGCAGTATCTATCAGAGTTTGTAACTAATACAAAGTTTGGTACTCCATCTATTGATGCCTGTTCACGCGGTACATTACCTACAAGTGGATTAACGATTTCAGTACCCTCACTCGTTACTTCTGCAGGCGGCCAATCAGGTGTTGCACCGACTGTAACTGTTGAGGCAGAAGGTGGTGCAGTAGATAATACTGGCATTACTACTCAAATGCTTACGGGAACTGTGTCCAAGTACAGCGGTATGAATACCGTGAGTATTGAGCTCATTGAGAGATCAGATCCGAATTTTTATGCTGAGCTTACACAGCAACTTCAAAATGCACTTTTGACTACTTTAGATACTACTGTTAATGCAGCGCTCATTACTGCAGGTACAGTAGCAACTACAGCACAACCAGCAACCAGCGCGGGTCTTATTGGATTTACTACACAAGCTGCCTCAGCTGTTTATCAGGCTAGCGGATATTTTGCTAATAACTTTATAGCTAACCCTGCACAATGGCAATTACTTATGGGGTCAGTAGATAGCACAGGTCGCCCAATTTATTCAGCTAGCAACCCTATGAATAATGCAGGTAACGTTATGGTAAATAGTATTCGCGGTAACGTACTTGGCCTTGATCTTTATGTTGATAAAAACTTTGCAGTTACAACTACTGCGGATGATTCAGCAATTATCTTGGCACCTGAGGCCTTTACCGTATATCAGAGCCCACAGGCTTATATGAGTGTAAATGTTGTCAGTAATTTACAGATTCAGGTGGCAATTTATTCGTATATGGCATATATAGCCAAGATGCCAAAAGCTATTCAGCGTTGGAACTTCACCTAAACGATAACTAATAGTGGGTAGGGCATATTTAGCCCTTTGCCCTACTCACCTAACGTAAGGAGTACCGATATGGCCGCTACATATGTAACAGCCGCTACGCTTAAAGCTAGCCTCGGTGTCGGTACTCTTTACGATTCTTATACTTGGATCGAGGACACCTGCCAAGCAGCCCAAGATTTAATTAACGGTTTTTTGTGGTTCGACAACGTACCTGTAGTAGGCACGGCTTTAGTGTCTAACGTAGCTACAGTTATGGTGGCCAGCCCTGGCATATTTACTACGGGCCAATCTGTAACTATTGCTGGGGCTGGCACAACTTTTAACGGCACATACACTATTACTGGCACTATTCCATTTAGCACAGGCACTAGCAATATCCTACCTGCCTTTAATATGCAGCTTAATTACTGGCAATTCCCGCAAGGCTATAGTTATATCCAATATGCCAAAACTGCCAGCGATCAAAATTTTAGGCGCGTATTGCCATACGGCACAGCTACGGGCGATGATACAAAGACTGCTACCTATGCTAATACACCTGCCATAAATGCGGCCGCACTTATCCTGGCAGAAAATATATGGACTGCGCGCTTTAGTACACAAAACGGCGGCACGGGCATAGATGGGTACAGTCCATCACCATTCAAAATGTCTAACACACTTTTGGCATCAATCAGAGGCCTTTTAGCAAATTATTTATCGCCCGCAAGTATGGTCGGCTAGATGACTGCCGCAATTACCACCCTGCGCAGCACAATAGCTGCAGCTTTGACTAGCTCGGCCTGGTCTACCTCGGCCTACCCTTTAAGCACAGTATTAGCTAACAGCGTGACGGTAGCCCCAGCCGATCCATACATTACCCCTACCAATAATTCACGCGCGACTATATCGCCCCTGGCTAATTTTAAGATTATTATGGTTGTGCCTATGTTTGATAACCAGGCAAACTTTATAGGCATAGAAGATATGAGCGTAGCCGTATTTAATTTATTGG